TTGCAAGGCTTTACTCATAGATTTTTCAATAGCTTTAATAATGGCTGCATTAGTGCGCCCCTGATCTTCGCCCCAAGCTCTGAAGATTAAGCGACCATTCATCTTGCGACCTACGCGACCACCCTGACCAGGTTGACGCTTAGCCACGTACATCTGACCCATTGAATCGATAAACTGCTTACCAGCGTTAGGGTTGGCTGAGGTGTTAATATCGTTTCCTGATTGCCAAGCTGGTACAACCTGACCATTACGGAATGCAACAGTTCTTTTAGCAGGTGGCTGACCTTGTGGGTTAAGTCTACCTGCGGTTTCGTAGATTGCTCCAGCTGCGTTCTTATTGAACACTGCCGCTAAAGCTCTAAAGCCACGCTTGTTAGGTTTTGATGGTGTGGTTGAATAACCTATGCCACGCTTTATGACTCCAGCGTTAAAGGTTCTATCTCCGCTCCAGATACCAACATTATTGCCCCATCCTGAAAGGGGAGCTTGACTTGGTACAAATCCTCTAGCTTTGCTTACAACCTTTTTAAGTAGTCCAGCCATTTCCCGCTGAGTTTCTTTAGCAAGCTCTGGCTCAAACTTTTTTAAAGCTTTACGGAATTCAAGAGCGCCTTGCACCTTTGCTGGCATTCTCGCGCTCCTTTGCTAAATCCTTTAAGACTTGTACGTGTGCTTTAAAAGCCAGTGGGCTTAGATTGACTATCGAATCGAACGTAACTCCGTACTCATACGACAACCTTGCGGCGGTATAAGTAACGGAGTTACGATCAACCCAGAGGGTCTGAGTCTAAGACCTCGACTCCCTTGAGTAGCTCAAGGAACTTTTCACCGAATGGCGGCACGGTTTCGCCACTCCTTCTAATGGACTCCCAACACAACCAGTAAATATCAGACTGTTTCTGATCCTCTAACAGTGCGCGGTGGAATCCTTTTTTGGCATATTGCTCGAAGGCATATTCAATTATCGGAGTAATCTCATACTCGTTAACTGAACCATCTGCCCTTGTTACCTTTAGCTTTGCCATCTTTTGCCCCTTTGCTTAGATTACGGTGTGGTGTCTACGTCAATTGTACCTGATACGTTCCAAGTTACAGACTGTGTTGAAAGGTCTGCGACTGCGCCGTTTACAGGTGTTGTGTTATTGATAAGGCAGGTCATTGTGTAGAGAGGATTCTCTGCTGAAATGACTGCATCTTGCTGCTTGAATGTAACGGTGACGTTATTGCCCCATTGTGAGTTCAAGGTCTGGAGAGTCTTTGATGTTGCTGAGTCATTTAGAAAATCGATAGTAATTGATGAAGCCTCAAGACCCTTGATATAACGGTGTCCTGAATCGCCAAGAGTCGTGACCTCAAGCTCATCAAAGCTTCTATTGATAGTAATGTTTGTGACTAAAGCTGAGAGATCAACTGCATTAACAGTAAGAATCCCTTTGTTAGCTAGATATACTGCCATTTGGTTTATTCCTCATCTTTCTTAGGTGTGGGTTTTGTTGCTGGTTTTGCTGGTGTTGCTGGTGGGAGCTGACCAATCTTGACTAAAAAGTCAGCTTGCTCCTTTGACCAATCACTCATGATTAGCTCCATTCCGTTAGGGTGCTGATTGCAATATCGCAAGTCAGCAAATCTCCAGAAGCGATAGATAGAACGCTAGGTGCGCTCACGCTTCCTACATTGAATACGATGCTAGACGCACTCAATAATTGAAACACACGAACGATATCGTTCTCGATGCCTAGCAGGTTTCCTTCATTGTCCAGCATTGGAACCATAATCGTAATTACAAAATTAGCCAGGGGAGCTACAGATATACGATCGTTATTAGTCGGCGTAATGTATTCGCTGGCAGGGCTGATAATAATCGAATTGGCAATAGGGGTTGCTGGTGGATAACTAAACACCTGGTAAAGGGAGTTATCTACTAGAGCAGCCTTTATAGCGCCTCTGAGGGTTGATATAGCTGCCATTAGCCCACCATAGAGCGTGGGTCTAGGTAAGGTGCTATTAAGCCTCTTACGCGAGCGATAAGCTGAGAGCTCATAGCGTACATATTGCCGATAGAACCATCTGGGTTCATACCGTTGCCTGAGTTAGTTTGGCGACTAGTCCAGATAGAAATAGAAATCATAAGCGAAGCTTCTTGGATAGCTGGAACTGTTGCAGGATCTAAATAGGTTTCAGCATTAAGTAAGCCGTAAGGATTCACAGGATGAAACGGAGTGACCGCGTTATTGTTGCCAGTGATTGCATAAGTAATTGAATCAGCATCTACGGCAGTGATTGTTTTAGTGCCATTGTGCTTTGAACCTGAACCCGCAATAACTACGGTTTGACCTACATAAAATTTATCAATTACTTTTTCGTCAAAGTAAGATGTGCCAGTAGTGGCAGTATTGCTATGCCCAATAATGTTAGATGTGTTAGCCCAGATAAAAGGTAGTAGAACGTTATCAGCGGCATCACAGACGGATTGAAGCACAGAATCTTGGTATAAAGTTCCGACTCCAAGTGCCGATCTAAGCTCGGCTACTGTGGTGATGCTCATGTGCTTCCTTTCATAAGACCAGCGGGAGCCGAAGGGCTACGACCCCCGCTGGTGTTCTAATGGGTGTTGCTTAGGCTGCGTTGTTGAACTTGAAAGCTCCCGCTGCTGCCTTTGTTGCGATTGCGTAATAGCCGTAGTAACCCACCTCGACCTGACCAGTTCCTACCTTATCGGCGCGGAGCTGTAAGCGTGGGGATTCATACCATGTGTAAGAATCGCGGTTTACAACGATGATTGAACCGTCAGCTACACCTGTAAGTGAGTAATCAACATATAGATCAAGACCCATAAGTGAACCACGGAGTGACTGCGATACGTTACCTGGTGCGTTCTGTGGTTGTGAAGCAACGAATAGAGGACGGTTCTGTCCATCTACCATGCCCATAATGTTGCTCCATTGTGTTGGAGAAACGATTACTGACTGAGCAAAACGTAGTGTATTTGTGTAGATAGAATCAGAAGCGCGAGCGATGAAGCCAGCCATTTCTGCGCCATCCCAAGGGAGTGTGATTGCAGTTCCATCAGCAGTTGCGCCTGTCTGGATTGCGGTGCGAGCTGCTACGTTTGTTGACTTAGCATACGCATCTGCCATGAGGCTCTGAAGCTCCGCAAAGAACGCGGGGCTCGTGCGGTCGAGGACCTCGACGTCGAATAATTGCATGCCCGCTGCCTTCTTGACATCAACATCCAAATATTCGATTTCAACCTGATCGTCACCAAATGCGCCCTTTTCAGCGACTGGTGCAGTTACAGTTGGGAGTGCTTTTACGCGTGGAATCTGGAACTTGAATCCAGCGTCAGGGAGAGTACCTGTTGAAATAGCATCAATTGTTGGTCGACCAGCGGTTGACTTGTTGTTGATGATTTCTGTTAGCTGACGTGTTGGAACGAGTCCTGCAACGTCTGTTGTGTCTGTGTCTGATGCAGCTGCAAGATACTGACGAGCTGAATCATCACCAAACTGTGCGCGGATTGCGTTCTCAAGGAAAACGCTTGGTGTTGTGTCGATGCGTGGTGTTGCATAGTGCATCGCCTTTACTACTGGAGCAGAAGCTTCGACTGCCGCAGCCTCTACTGGTGTTGCTTCGACTGTAGGTGTGTTTTCCACGGCTACTGCCTCGCTTTCTGTTGGTAGGGTTTCTTCAGCAGGGATGACTTCCTCTGCTGCGATCTCTAGCACTTGAGCCGACTTAAAAGCTGGCTCTGTAACTAAAGAAACTTCTTTTAATTTAGCCGCAGTAACGACTGTGTATCCTTCGCGTGAAGGCTTTGACTTAATGATTTCAGCGCCGATGCTCAAACCTGAAACCAGCCCCTCGGATGCCATAATCAAACTATCTGCACCAGCTTGGCTACGGCTTAGCTTGAATGTAGCGTAGATGCCATCTTCACGTGTTTCAGCTGCAATCATGCGACCGACTGGCTTCTTCATATCGTGTTGGCTAAGTAGCTTAATCTTTGAAACGTCAGCGATATCGATTGAGCCAGCTTCGAACACATAAGCGCCGAGATTGGTATTGCCGATTTCACCTGTTCCCATTGGCACAATCTTGCCTGAGATTTCACGGCGTTCTTCTGAGCACTCAATAGATGATGCTTCGATATATAGAGTTTCCATTAGTCATCGCTTCCATTAGGGGTTAAATCTTCCATTTCCATCGCTTGCTCTGTAGTAATCAAACCAAGCGCGAGCATCTTCTCAAGTACGAGTAGACGATCCATAGGCTCGGTGCGAAGGAAAGTAGAATCTAGGTCGAACTTTACATAGTGTCCAGCCGTAGAGATATCGTCCATGCTGAGGCGCTGCTCGATTGCGGATATGTACGGCTGAAACGCTAGGGCTACTAATTGCTTACGCTCATCAATTACATTCGCATAAGTCATTGACGTATTCTGATCCGCGGAAAGATAATAGCTAGGAATTCCACAAAGGCGTGAAATTTCTGTAGCGAGATTTTGAATCGCTTCGTTATACATCATATCTTTAGGAGAGAAGCCGATATTCTGCGCCTCGAGAGTAGAGGTCAAATAAGCGGTACTGCGATTTTGACGAGCTTGTTTCCATGACGCAAGCAACCCCTGCACTTCAGCCTGGGGAAGGTCTGCACCTGTATTTTTAAGAACTGTTGTAGCCATCGGAGTTTGAGCTGCAACAGATGCAGCCTTCTGAATATCGATAGCTGCTTGGATAGTGCGAGCACCTGTAGTAAGAATGCCTTCGTTAAATGCCTGGAAAGTAACTAGAGAACCTAGACCAGACATAGGGCGTGGAATGCCATCTACTGAGTAACCTGTTACGAATTGACCGTAAGGATCTACTTCTGTTGTTACGCGAGTATTAGCAACCCATTCGAAGGTAGCTCCGCGATTGTCCTCTTGATAAGTTTCTGTAATTTCGAGAAAAGCCTGACCGAAAAATAATAGGGAGTCTACCAAGTAGCTCATAGTTACAAATTGTGGCTGATGCTTTGATAACTGATGAACCCAACGTGGAGCAGGTATTTCTTCTCCTGTTGACTTCTTCTTATACTCAAGAGGGATTGAACCAATTGTGCAAAGTAGATCGCGGCATCGCTTTACTGAAGGAACGCCCATAGCGGCGTGACGGCTTACAGATGGAGAGTAATAATAATTAGATGCATAAAAAGCATCGCCCATAATCTGCGGCGCTGCCTGAGCTTCGATGACCTGTGGCTTGCGCGATAGAATACCCATAGGGTGTAATTATACACTACTCCGAGTAAATCATAGCTGATTGCTGAGGTTTTGTTAACTTCCAAATTATCATGGCGATTGAAATTGGGGCTGAGATATCTCCTGCGCTGCGGCGCTTAACTATTCTCCAGGCTGAATCCGATACCTTTGCGGCTACGTTCTCAAACTGCTCAAGTAAATCTCTTTGCCCATTATGCACCATGCGCTTAGACACGATGGCATCTAATAGATCACCGCAAGCCTGATAGAAATTCTGGGATGAGCAATCTTCGACTACTTGACCCGCATTAGCTAATCGGTCGGCGATGGTCTGGGTAGCGTACTTGTCGAACATAATCTGTCTAGGTCGCCAAATATCGGCATAGCCTTTAATGCCAGCAGCTATCTCTAAATCGTTTACCGCTATGTCGTTACTCCATTTATGCAAGATGCCTACGCCAATTCTGCCGTCAGGCAATATCTGACCAGCGCAAAGAGTAGCCATTCTCTTGCTAGGTGAAACGTCAAAGCCAAATACTGTGTAGGCACCAGGCGACATAACTAAATCATTATCGCCACATTCCTCAAGCGATCCTGGTGGGAACGGTGACTGTAAGCTGGAAACCCAAAGACAGAGGAGCTCGGTCATAATTGCGTCATGGCTGGACGTGGAAAGCGATTCCTCGATAGCTTCCCTGGATACTCTGATTCCTAAAGCAGGATTAGCTTGAGCTACGCCTTCCCAGAATGCCTTGGAGTTTGTATCTATCTTGAGCATACTTGGAGCAGAGTATTCGTAATAGCCAAATGTTTTAGGTGGGTTCTCTTTAGAGCGATCTACTAGCGAATTGAGTGGAAGGCTAAAAGCATCACCAGCGTTGCTAGTCCAAAAGGTTTGACCATCTGTGGCTCTAGTCGTTGGAGTAATAGCAGTAAAAGCTTCCTCTGACCATTCACGGAGCTCATCCCCCCAAGTGAAATGTGACGTTCTTCCGCGAGAGCCATCTCGAGTTGCCGCAACAACATCTAAGCGACCACCGCCAAACTCAGGCAATAGCTCAATTGACTCTGTACCGTTGGCGTAGCGGATGGCTTTGACCTGGCACTTGAGGAATTCGTGGGATTCGATGACGTAGCACATCTCTCGAAACGAAACCAAAGCCATGGCTCTATTCGATGAGGCTATGAGGACTCTAGGGCTTTTAAACAGGAACAGGTGAGCTAGGCACATCATTCGCCCTAGATGGCTCTTTCCTGACTGTCTAGCGACCAGCAGAAGCCCTGTACGACGTATAAATTTATTATCCTTACCAACAGTAAACATATCTTTTACAATCAGCTTTTGCCACGGCATTAAGGGTTCACCAATACGTTCAGCGAACTCAATCACCTCATCGCCTCTAGTTTTGCCTTTCAGCAGGGGCGTGTGCACTCTTGGATTGGTTGACCCCCGCGGGGTTTTAGGCTTGACCATACGATCTATATGCCTTCTGGTTTGATATGGGTTGAAAACGGACTGTCCTGGACTGATTCCGACCG